AACGCAACGAACTGGAAGAATGGTAGTTACAGGAGTGGCAGAAGGAGCCAAAACTGCGTTTGCTGAGTTACCAGTAGTTGTGCTACCTGTATTGTTAATCATTGATAGGTTAGTACCAACCAAAGACAAAGCACCAGAAGCAAGAACAGTAGTACCAGAACAAACAGCCGCTTTGAACACGGTGTCAGGATCATCACAAACAATAGCCAAGCAATCGCCAGCCAGCGTTGAAGCGGGCCAGTATTGAGCAAAGGTCTTTTGTTTGGTTAGGGGATTCGTATACGAACATCCTAGGAAAATACCTGTAACTTGGTTAACACCTGTACCTGTCGAGACAGAAGCACGGGTAATAAAACCGCGAGACAGCACAACGAAATCACCATAAAAGATGTTTGTCGCATAGCCGTATTGGATAGGTAAACTGCGAGTACCTCCCGCAAATACCTGTCCTCCGATCAGATTGATCGGTTTTAGGCCGTAGGGGGCCGAGACCGTGGGATAAGCCATTTAAGACTCCTATAAAAAAGTTAAGAACCAGAACCGAACGTCACTTTTGTCGATTTTTCAGAGAACTTCGACATCCGTGGATCGTTGTCTTTCATGAAATTGTTATCTACAGATTCCATCGTTGCTTTATTAATGTTTGAGAAGTGAGCTTCTCGTTGTTTCAAAAACTCAGAAGGAATACTACATAGAACCAAACCTCCCACCTCAATGTTGCCCTTAAAGCGACCTTCGGTAGAAGCGTGCATCATCATTTCAGGATACTCTTCTGCTTTGCAGGGTTCATATCCTTCTCTTAACTTGCCAGAGATGTTTTGCACATCTGGGACACCCATCATGCCGGTTCTTACCCAGCGATGCGTTATACCCGGACGTGGATTAGGTGAAGGTAAAGTTTCGGGAGCCTGCCACGAAGTGGGACGCTGCATTGCAGTCCGCGTTACTGTTGTGTCTAACTCACGAGCCAAACGATTTTGTGCCTTATCAGCAGTTTTAACCTGATCCATATTTAACCTCTTTTAAGTATTGCAACCTGTCGCGCATATTCTTCAATTGGAACCCCAAGACGACGAGCAATCGTCGCTTCTGACCCCTTTAACTTTATGCGGTTAGGCGGAGTACTACGTGAGGCCGGAGCCACAACGCTAGTAAGTTTTTGTGCACGGCGTGGGGGTTCATCATCCTCATCAACCGGTTCTGATACTCTTTTCTTCGGAGGCGGTGTATCTTCCTCATAGCTCTCAGCATCTTCAAAATGCTCAGGAAATCTTTTGCGCATCGTTTTATCGATGGTTTTGAAATACTCTTCGGTACCAATATAGTCTGAACCATACTCTTTAGCTAACTTTTTGTCAAGCCCCATCGCTGCCATAGTCATTTCTTCGTCTATTCCCCACCAATCACTGTTGGATTGAACCCACTTCTGAGTGCGGGGGCTGACTGTTGGACCTTCGGGTTTTGCGGGGGTATATTCCTTTTCTTCTACTTCTATTGGACGTAGACCTTGGGCTTTGTCTAATTTTAAAGTAGCTCTAGAAATTTCTGCTTGAGCGTCAGCAAGAGCATCTATATCGCCCAGCTCGTGAGCTTCTTTGTACTTTTTCTTGGCGTTTGCCAATTCCATGTCCGCAGAAGATTGAGATTGCTCAATAAATGCTTTACTACCATATGCTAGCTGCTGTTGAAGACGTTTGTTTTCTTCAAACACTTGTTTTGCAAAGGTTTCCGCCGCTTCTCGTTCACGTAGGGCTTCTTCTTTTGCTCGGCGTTCATCGTGATAGCCACGGGTGAACTTCTTGATACGCGCCTGAACCTTCTCGTCGTACGAAGATAACTCGTCTTCCGTCGGGTCCTCGACCGGTTCCTTCATCGGCTTGCGACGTCGATCTTCCGGTGGAGTATCGTCTTCAATTTCTACTTCAAACTTTTCGTCTTCAGCAGCAACATCCTGTTTATCAGGATCGGGTAGTTCAAACTCTGGTAATGCCATGATTTACTCCTATGCAGCGCGGGTAATTCCGCGCGGGTCTTCAACAATGGCCTCGACCGAGGTGTCCGCAATGATGCGGAACTCGCGACCATGAATTTTCAGGCGGGTGCCTGAATTGGGGCGGACAATGACAAAGTCACCGACTTGGCAGCTAGGTCCGTTAGGGAAACGGCTAGCGTCTTTGTAACAATCAGGTCCCATCTTGACTACAAATAGCACTGGGGTCAGTACTTCTTCATAGTGCATAGACTGGCTGGACTTGACGATACCAACATCACTTTCTGCATACTCTTCAATCGCTTCAGGAACGACAGTAAGCATGTAAAAAGTAGATGGATCAGGCAACTGCTTAGCCTTGTCTTCGTTACTAGCATTCAAAATGCCAGACAAGTCCACAGCGGAAACATCAAACTCACTCATCGGAATACTCCATTTTCTGCACAAGGTCTTTGACAAGTTGTTCTGCATGAGTCAGACCCCGGATGACCCCGCAGACATGCCGATACTCGGCAAAATCTTTCGCGCCTCCTCCTGCGAGGAAGTAAACTTGATCGCCTCGGAGCTTGTCAATCTCGTTGGCTAAGTATTGAAACGCTTGTGTACTCATTTATTTTTTGTCTTTTGCGTCATCTGCACAGCCATCTGAGCTTTATGCTTAGCCGCGTCGATGCCTAAACGTAAGCCTTCAGCCTGTTGCTGTTTCTCCAGCTGATCGCGTTTAGCTGCTGACTGAGCACCGACCTGCATAGCCGCGATGTCCTTCTGCGCTTGGATACGAGACTCCTCGATGCGAATCTGGTCAGCTTTAGCCGCCATGTCAGCCGCTTGCTTCTGCGCTTTGAGTTGTAGGTCCTGCTGCTTGAGCTGCAACTCTTGCATCTGCATCTGGACAACTGGGTCCTGCATCTGCTGCTGAGCTTGTTGTTGCGACGCTTGTTGTTGCGCCTGCTGCATCAACTGCTGTGAAGCCTTGGCGGTAGCCATCGCAATTTGGTCTGCCATCTCGGGGGCCATATGCTTGTTCTGCTCTTCGCCGGGTAGAGGTGCGCCAATAGCCATCTCAACCTGCTTGCGATACTCAAACGCAATGTGCTCGTTGATGTGCGCCATCATCGCCGCCTGTAGAGCAGGGGCTTGTGGGTTCATCTGCAGCAACTGCATGATCTTCGGGTTCTGCATCGCAGACATATGCGTCTGGATATGCGCCTCATGGTTCTGCTCCATGAATGCCTTGACCGGTTTGCCAGTCAACAAGTTCTGATTCTCTTGTACTGGATCAGTCGGTATTTGGTCGTCCTCAACAGGGACCAATTTGTTAGCATTCTTAATACCCAACACCTCAATCATCTGACGATGCAGAAGCGGTAAGTTGTACAACTGCGGTGCGCTTTGTGCTAACTGTAGTACAGCTTGATACTGCACGATCTTCTGCGCCATAGTCGCGGCGTTCGGATCGCTAACTGGAATCACATCTGTAGAGTCATAGTCAGACTTTTTAGCCTTGCGACTACCTTCTTCGGGTTTGTAGTCATACTCTTCTGGTGTGTAATCAGCAATGATGATCTTGAGTAGTTTGAACTCTTGTTTCATCGCATAGTGCAAGCGGGCCTGCACAGCCGTCATCACTTTTAACGTACGCTCTAGTAGAGCTAGTGTTGTACCAACAGGAGCGTTTGTGCTCATATCGCTGACGTTCATATCCCCACTTGATGCAAATGCGCGGCCTTCCTGCACGATCTGCTGGAACAGCGCCATCAATACTTGTGATGGCTCCTTATATGGAAGCGGTAAGATGTTGTCACGGATACTTCCGGAAGGGACATCTACGTCTCTAAATTCACCCGGCTGAATCGGGGTGTCATCACCTTTAATCCGAAGTCCTCTCGATTTAAGTCCTCCGGGGAGATTTGATAAAGTGCCCGCGTCAACAAGTTGGCGGATGAGCATCGTTGCTGATTTTGCGTAGCCTCCGATAAGATGGATGAGTCCGTATCCGTAGAAGCCAAATCCGGGGATGTACTGGTAGTGGACGAAGTGTTGTCGCTTTGTGTGGAGGACGTCGTCTTCATACCAATTTCTCCTTACGGCAAGAATAGTGCGTGAGGTCTTCTCTATGGTAACAACATACGGCAGAGCGATACCTGTTTCACGGCCTTTTTTGTCTGTATGTTCAAACCCTTTGAGGTCTAAGTTGACGTGCATCTCCAAGATACGGAAGCGGTCATCCTGCGTCGCAGACATCCCTGTCTCTTCAGCTTTCTGCTTCTCAATATCATCTAACTCATAGCCGGGCTCACCTAAATCTGTATCTACATAAAACCCAGCTTCTTGTAGTTTTATAACTTCATTCTCAGTTTTACGCATGACGTGCGTAACGCGGTCGGCATCCTCAATACTTGACGCGCCGTATGGGACAACAATGTCTTCTGCTGGAATAAACACTGCTACTTGACGACCCTTACCCGGATCAAAGTAAACTTTTTTAAACGCTGAACCTGCCAAGGGCAGTGACCACAACATCTTCTCGTGTTCAGGTCTGTACTCAGTCATCACATCTGTTAACTGATAGTTCATGTCCTCGCGCACGCGTGCGGCTGCTTCTTCGCGCAGTAGGTCTATCGCACCTATGATCTGCGTCTTAACTGGACCCATTGCTGGGAATGTCTCCATCATCGCCTCGGACTGAAACCTGACAACGCTTTCTGTCAACATGGGGTGGAATACACCACACGCGCCCTGCCAAGGTTCTGTTCGCTCTTCGTAGTTCAAACCCAACAACTTCAGACCATCGACATATGTCTTGATCCAATCTCGGCGGTCCATCGTGTCTTTATCAAAGTCGCCCACTAACTCTTCTGCAAGACCAGACAAGTCACCATCGTCCATGTACTCCGCAAGGTTGGCATCGAACGTATCCGCTGTTTCTTTTTCGGGCTTTAATTGGATTTCAATATCACCTACGTGAATATCCACAGCTTCTGGGTCTTCGATCTCGATCTCCATATCTGGCTGCTCTGCTAGGTCGGAGAGACCCATAGGTGCTTGATACAAACCTTTATCCATCATGTTCGTTGCCATATTCAATCCTTAAACGGTGTAGTACTTGTCACGGTGGTGACCTTTAAAGTACCGTATATCTTCGGGTTCATCGGTTGGTAGTCGCAAAAAACCGCCTGCACGGAAACGCATAAGCGCTAGTGTAGTTGCATCTACTAAGTCATCATGTTCGCCTGACGGAAACGCGCCTATCTCGTCGACTAGTTCTTCCGCCCATCTAGTCTGTGGTATCCATACTTTGCCAGAAGCGATTATGTCTGATACTGAGTTAAGCCTAGCTATCTTATCCTGTCCTTTACTCGGAGTAAACTCTTGTACAGGTATGCCCATAGCTCGCAACTCATATATAAGAGGTGCCCCCGACGCCTTCTTCTCTATCAAAACACCGTCAGGCTCATACTCTTTATACTTAGCAAGTACGTCTTTTTTTAAGTCTGGATACTCAACGCGCTGCTTATATGTATCTAAAAGAATAATATTTGGCGCCCCACGATCCTCGTCGTTGTTAAAAATACCCCACGTCGTCCCCGCTGAGTAGTCGGCCCGTTGCGTTTTTTCAAACGCTGTATCCCAAGTTTGTAGTATGTAGTCGCATTGTGGTGGATCGTCTTTTTCCCACCACTTCCACCAGTCTCTTTTAATAATAGCGCTCTCATTACCAACAGGATTTTGCTGATATTGGGCTTGCCATTTAGCGTTTGGAAGTTCTTCTTTTAGTGCAGAAAGTTCTTCGAGCGACCAAAATCCGGGCCATAAGGGGTTACCCGAAGGTAAAATTGCAGGAAATTCAATCACTTCCCACTCTTCTCCGCCCCTTTGTGCCGCTGATTTTATAACCTGACCAGTCAGGTCTCTCATAGCCCAGCGTGTCATCACGATAACAATAGACCCTCCCGGCTGTAGACGCTGCCGCGGACCTGATGTATACCATTCATACACCTTATCGTAGACTTCTGGGTTGACCGCAGCCATTGCGGCCTCTTGTTCTGAGTGTGGGTCATCTATTATTAGTATGTCTGCGCCCTTACCAGTAACAGCACCGCCCACACCGATCGCAAAATAGTCGCCGCCACGGTTTGTATTCCATCTACCAGCAGCTTTTGAATCAGTTTGCAGCCCAATACCGGGAAAAATCTCTGTATAAACGTCTTGATCGACCAAATTTCGCACTTTTCGACCAAAACCTACCGCTAATTCAGCTGTATGGGACGTCTGAATCACTTTTTTATGGGGGAATTTACCTAAAAACCATGCTGGTAGTAAATAACTAGCAAATTCTGACTTGGTATGCCGTGGTGGCATGTTAATAATTAGCCTTTTGCATGTTCCGTTGGCCACTCGCTCAAACGCCGCTGCCATTTTCTTGTGATGTGGGCCCTCAATAAACGTAGGCCACACCTTTTTTACAAACAGCATGAAATGATTACGTGCTTTCTCCCGGTCAGACAGAATCTCATGCTCCTCTAAAGAAGCATAAAGATCACGTAGCTGCGCTTCAGATAGATTCGGTACTATCTTCAGAAGGTTTTGTAATTCGTGTGGGTTCATCTATATCTTCTGTTAGCCCTAACTCTTTATTCAAGTCTTTAGCTTCTACATCTATTACGCTTCCTGCTAGTAACCTACTAATTTTTTCCTGTATTACCTGTTTTAAATCATTTGAACTTCTATGCGTAATAGTTATCTCGGACTTCTCAGTAAATGCGCCGACGTCAGACAGTTTTCCTAGTAATTCTAGAGCGCGAAGTTCGCTTTTTGGTTCTCCGCAACTACTAATTTCTAAGAGTCTATTAGTTATATATGTGCGTGCTTGG